AACTTCGTCCTGCTCTGGCTCGCTTGGCTCTTTCGACCAATTCAACCAGCAAGGCGCAGGAATTACTTGCACTTGCTTTAGATATTTCAACCCAGACAGGTAAGCCACTCGAAGGCGTTGCCAATGATTTGGGTAAGGCTTACGACGGTAATACAGCAGCTCTGGGTAAGTTGGGTATTGGCTTATCGTCTGCCGAATTGAAGGCGATGTCATTTACTCAGGTGCAGACCAAACTAAGTGATTTATTTGGTGGCGCAGCTGCTAAGAACGCAGAAACTTTTCAGGGTCGCATGGATCGCCTAAAGGTTGCATATGATGAAGGCGTTGAGGCAATCGGAGTCAAGTTGCTCCCGATTATTGAAAAGTTATTGGCATTTGTTTTAGATAAGGTCATTCCCGGTTTTAATAACTTCATTAAGATATTTGATCCATTAAAGAAGGTTATTGAGGACAACAAAGAGACTTTTGCTGCGTTTGGTGCTTTTATTGTTGATTACATCGTGCCAGTTATCACACAGAAGTTAGGCGCTGCAATCTCATTTGTAGCAACTATTGCTAATGCGGTTCTGCCTATTATCGGCGGAGTTATTAAGATGATCTCCAGCATGGTGTCAATTGCCATCGATGGAATTAATGCTCTTATTCGTGCATATAACGCAATTCCACTTTTGCCTAATATTCCAACAATCTCAAAGCCGTCAGTTGCTGCTCCTAGCGTTTCAGCGCCAAAGGTAAGCACTCCGACATTTACTGCTCCAACTATTTCAACACCAAGTACCGGCGGTTCAACTGGCACAACATCATCGACAAGCTCAGTTGCTAAAGTTGCAACAACAGCAGCAGCGGCATCTACTGCAATCGGTTCATTTAACGCTGGATCTTTCCGCATGGCAGAAGCTGCAACATCCGGCGATACTTACAACATCAACGTAACCGGAGCCTTGGATAAGGAAGGCGTTGCGCGTCAGATCGTGGATATCATCCAATCCTCAAATATGCGTGGAACTAACGGCTCTACAAGTTTGGTTGCCGTATGAGCAACTGGTCTCCAGTTTGGAAGGTCTTGGTTAATGGAACTGGCGAAAACTATGCAAACACAACAATTGCCAATCTGACCATTACCAGCGGTCGCACGACTATTGAACAACAGGCTCAAGCAGGTTATTGCAATATCCAACTGGTCAATGTAAACAATCAGGCATTTGATTTCAAAGTAACAGATTCCCTAACCATAGAACTGCAAAATTCATCCGGTACTTATGTACCGATTTTTGGTGGTTTTATTACAGATTTCAGCATCGAGGTTATTCAGGCTGGATCAACTGGATTTACTACAGCTGCCAATGTCACGGCTGTCGGTGCATTATCAAGATTATCAAAATCTACTTGGACAGATACTTTGTCACAGGATCAGGATGGCGATCAGATTTATGCACTTATTGTGGATTTGCTGGTCAATAGTTGGAATGAAGTAGCCCCGGCTTTGATTTGGTCTGCTTATAATCCGACGACTACTTGGGCAAATGCAGAAAATGTTGGACTTGGTGAGATTGATCGTCCAGGTAGTTACACTTGTCAATCTCGTCCATCATCTCAGCCAGTTCTTGATCGCTATACCTTGGCAGCGCTTATTGCTCAATCCGCTTTAGGTCAACTTTACGAGGATGGATCTGGTCGAATTTCATATGCTTCAAGTACGCATCGACAGGATTATCTTGCTGCAAACGGCTACACAGAATTAGATGCCAATAGCGCCTACGCTGCTGGACTGAGATCCATTACTCAGTCCGGTGATTTAAGAAATGATATAACTTTAAATTATGGCTCTGGTTATGGATCACAAAAAACCGCTATTGATAATACGTCAATTGCTACTTTTCAGATATGCAGAATCAATCAATACCGTAATTCATGGCGCATCAGATGCGCAGTCTGTTGCAGATCGCCGTTTAGCGCTAAAGGCTTATCCTCGAGCCAAATTTGATTCCATTACTTTTCCACTAGGCAACAATGAAATCGACGATGCGGATCGAAATGCCCTAATTGGCATATTTATGGGTCAACCAATCAAGATCGTCAATCTGCCATCAAACATAAATGATGGTGAATTTGAAGGATATGTTGAAGGCTTCACTTTTAGGGCTGGTTATAACAGGGTCGACCTCACAATTAATGCGACCCCAATTGAATTTTCTCAAGTGGCAATCCGCTGGGATCAGGTTTCAGCCTCTGAAGCCTGGAATACTTTATCGGCTATACTTACATGGAACAATGCGATAGGAGCAGTAGCGTAATGGCAACAACAACAAATTATGGGTGGACAACCCCGGATGATACAGCCCTCGTAAAAGATGGCGCAGCTGCTATTCGCACCCTTGGATCCTCTGTAGATACGACAACTAAGGCGCTAAATCCATCAACGACTTTGGGCGATATTGAATACCGTTCATCGACTGCCAATACAAATACTCGTTTGGGTATTGGATCATCTGGTCAAGTTTTGTCGGTATCTGGCGGTGTGCCAGCATGGACAACTCCATCGGCTAGTGCTTTAACTTTGATTAGTGCAACATCGATTACTAATGGCGTTTCATCAATGTCATTAAATAACGTTTTTAGTTCAACCTACAAAAATTATCGAGTCATTATTAACTGGCTTGAAGGTAGTTCTACCACAGCAACTGTTAGCCTACGACTACGCGCAAGCGGAACAGATAATTCGGGGGCAACTGCTTACCAACCTCGCGGCTGGAAAAACACTGGCGGTACTCTTGCGGGATTTGGTACTGCTGGAAGTTCAATTCCTCTAAATGTTTTGACAGGTGCGAGACCAGTCACAGTAATGGATGTCCTGTTACCTCAAACTACTGACCAGACTAACTTTATTATTGATTCTTTTGAGGGTTTCAACAATGATGCTTGGGGTTTTGGTGCTACTCACAATGTTGGAGCAGCTTACGATGGATTTACTGTGTTCCCTTCAACTGGCACATTTACTGGCGGAACGATCTATGTTTACGGATATGGGGCTTAATCATGACAAAAATCCAAATTGATAATGAAGTAAAAACAGCAACAGCAGCGCAAACTGCCGAAATCGTTGCAGCTCAAAGTGAGTCTATTGATCTAACATCTATTGCAGCCCAAGATAGAGCCAACCGCAAAATAGCCTATGACAAGTTCATTGACTTGGGATTGAGCGTTGAAGTTGCATTGACAATTTCTGGCTGGGTTGAGAATCCAACTCCTCCAAGACAAGCATGAAACCTAGACTCAGTAAATCAGTTGTTCAGTTAAGGGAACAGGCAGACGATGCTTATCCATCTCGAAAGCGTCATTCTGACGGGACGATCGGAGATGCAAAGCATTCAACCCGAAAGAGCGATCATAACCCTGACCCTGATTCAGGGTACGTCCGCGCTATCGATCTCGATGCTGATTTCAATGAACAAGCCTCTACAGCTGCTTACATTGCCGACCAGATACGAATTGCAGCCAAGTCAGATAAACGCATTGCTTATGTCATCTTTAATCACAAGATTGCAAGCGCTCGAAGCCTCTGGCGCTGGCGCAAGTACACGGGAGTCAATCCACACACCAAGCACATCCACATCAGTTTTACAAAGGCTGGTGACACGGATACGAAGTTTTTTAACATCCCATTACTAGGAGGAACAGATGACACAGGATCTAAAGAAAATGCTGGCAAGTTGGGCAAGAGCCTTTCTGACAGCTGCGCTTGCGCTTGCAGCTGCGGGCGAAACTGATTTAAAACAGATTGCTTACGCTGGGGCTATTGCAACAATTCCTCCGGTATTGCGTTGGTTGAATCCTAAAGATGAAGCTTTCGGTTTGAGGTGAGTGCGAATGATTGGGCGGGATTCACTCTCGCTATTTTCTCGACGCTTACTATTGTTGTTGGCGGTTTGCGTTATTTGGTTCGCGGTTGGTTGTGGACTCTTACGCCGAATGGTGGATCATCTCTCGCAGACCGATTGGCAAGAATAGAGACACGCCAAGAACAGATGATGGAACTTCTAAAGAAGTAAGGGACACTTATCCACATGGCTAGAAAAGTAACTAAGCAGCTAGAGGATCAAGGCTACTCAAAACTCGATGCGTATTGCATCGGGTTACAGGAGTTTTGGACTTCGTTAAAGCGCGCTGGGTTTCATGACGAAATTGCCTTAGCAATCATCGTTGAGCCAACGGCATATCCCGGATGGATTTTGCCTGATCCAATCGACCCTGAAAAGTTTGGGGATTACGAGGACGACGACGAGGACTAATGACAGTAAAGCGGATTGCTTGGATCTCAGATATTCAGGCACCATTCTTTCATGAAGCAGCAGTCAAAAATCTAGGCAAGTTTTTAAGGGCTTACAAGCCTCACCAAACCATTTGTATTGGCGATGAAATCGACCTTCCACAACTGGGAGGCTTTGCTCAATCATGGCAAGAGGTTGAAGGCAACATCGATGAAGATCGCAAACTCACTTTAGAGATTCTGCAATATCTTGGCGTTACCGATGTCGTTGGATCTAATCACGGCGCACGGGTTTACAAGTCATTATCGCGCAGACTTCCGGCATTTATGAAACTCCCTGAGCTGCGCTATGACAAGTTCATGGGTTATGACAAAGCCGGAATCAAATACCATCCAAACGGCTTTGATTTTGCTCCAGGCTGGCACACCTGCCATGGAGATACTTTCCCATTATCAAACAAGCCTGGACAAACAGCCCTAAACGGTGCGGTGCGTATGGGTAAGTCAGTTGTGTCAGGACATACCCATAGATTGGGCTTAAGTGCCCATTCAGAGGCTTCTGGAGGGCGTTACGGACGCATCGTCTGGGGTGTTGAGGTTGGCAACTTAGTTGATCTATCAAGCCCTGGAATGGGCTACACAAAAGGTTATGCAAACTGGCAGATGGGCTTTGTTGTTGGCACATTACACGGCAAGCGATTTACGCCTGAATTAATTCCTATTGATCCGAAAGATGGTTCATTTATTTACCAAGGCAAACGCTGGGGCTAAATCGTTACCGTTTCGTTATCGAAATGTCCAAGAAATTGTCTGACAAGTGTGAGACCGTAATCCTGTTGCCAACAAAGGCAACAAGAATCGGGAGCAGAAAATGGATCTACAAGTACCAGTAATTGTTTTATTGATGTTAGCTAATATCCTTTGGTTCATCGTGGGTTGGGGCAAAGGCTTTTCAGAGGGCAAGCGTGAAGGCTTGGCGATTGGCAAGAACAGTCAGCGCGTGAGTGTTAATGCGCGCTGATGACATCCTTGACGAAGCAAAAGACCTTATCCAAGACCGAGGTAAAGATTACGGCTTGGCAGCTCTCAATCACCTTCGAATTGCCAAACTCTGGTCAGCCTATCTTGAACGCAACATCGAGCCTCACGAAGTCGCAATCTGTATGGCACTTGTCAAAATCTCACGCCTACAAGAAACAAGCCTCCACGCAGACAGTTACAAGGACGGCGCAGCATACATTGCGCTCGCTGGACAGATTGCATCAACTGACTGGAGTGACCTTGACAGTTATTAAAGCTGCGCCAGGGATCTGGTGTGATTATTGCAAAGTGCGATATGGCGTCAATTCCTTGCTTGGTCAAAAGCCAGCCTCTTATACCGTTATTAGCAATCATCCTAAAAGCCAAGGCACACGACGGCATTATTGCAATAGTTGCGCCATCGATGTCCAGACTTGGGCAGACGGTACTGTTTGGTCATTACCGGAACAAACCGAGTACCTATTAAAACAAGAGGAGTTACCAAGTGTTTAATTTAGCCGATTACGAAACAGTTGAAAGTCGTTTGGAAAAGTTTATTAAGGACTTTCCCGACTTTCGCATAAGCACAGAATTGGAGAGTTACCAGAATGATAGATTTATTGTTAAAGCATACTTATATCGAACTTTCGCAGATAGCGTGGCGTTTTCGACAGGATACGCTGAGGAGAAGGTTACTGATCGGGGTGTTAATTCGACTTCAGCTCTTGAGAACTGTGAGACTTCAGCGATCGGTAGAGCACTTGCAAACGGCGGTTATGCAGCTAAAGGAAAGAGACCTTCAAGAGAAGAAATGAGCAAGGTCGAACGGCTATCAGCCAAGGACATCGCTAAGGCCAAAGAAGTACCAAGTTTCAAAACCAAAGAAGAAGCTTTAGCTGTTGATCCTTGGACCACTGAGCCAATTTATGGCGATGTTAAGCAGCCAGCAGCAATTACCGCAGCTGAGGCTATTGCCAATATCCAAGATGTTTTGGGTGGCACTAATACCGAGGAATGCATTCATGGCGAAATGGCTTGGAAAGAGGGCGAAAAGAATGGGCGCGGATGGGGCGGATTCTTCTGCACTTATGCGCCTAGAACAGGAGAAGCGAAATGCTCAACGGTTTGGTATCAACTTGGATCATCTGGTAAGTGGGAACGACAGAAATTAAGGAGCGTTTGAAATGGGTTTTGTTGAAGTCAAGGTAAATGGTCAATGGATGAATCTCATGCACTTGACTCTTAGATGTCAGTTGTGCAATGAGGAAGTAATTTTGGCTCATGTGGCAAAGCTTGAAAATGCCGATGCTCCAGTTAATGCGACCTGGACTTGCAAGAAATGTCATTCGATCAATGGATAAAGATATTTACAAAAGCCCAATGAATGGTTTCATTTATAGTTTTAGCGGTTATGGGGGTGTTATGAACTGCTCAGATTGCGATGCTTTCACCCAGGTAAATGAATACGATCGTGAGGATGGTCTAGTCGTTTGGTTGTGTAATAGATGCGAGAATAAACATCATTTATGACAAACCATCGAAAACATCGAGGTTATAGGACTCAAAAGGTCATAGCCGAATACCTGAAACAATGGTGGGCTTATGCCGATACCGCAGGTGCTGGGAGGCAAGGTGAGGACATCCTCAATATCCCAACTCTCAGCATTGAAGTAAAAGCCAGATCAGACTTTCAGCCTTTAGCCTGGATTAAACAAGCTGCGTCCAACGCTAACGGAAAACTGCCAATAGTCATTATGCGATGCAATGGACAGGGAGAGGATGTAGGTCAATACCTGGCATTTATGCGAGTTGATGATCTTATGCCGATTCTGCATCAAGTAGTGCCAACTCATGAGGTAGTCAGATGTTCAGGGTGCGGATCTTGGAACTTTGAAGGAAAGGAATGTTTAACATGCCGGTATATGAATTTAAATGCATCAGCTGCGAAATAACGATGGAGATTCAAAAGTCAATACATGAGGAACATCAGCCAATGTGTTGTGGAATTCAAATGACAAGAATTTATAGTAATTTCGGCATAAGCTTTAAAGGAACAGGTTGGGGACATCAATGACACGCCGATCATTAAACGGGGAACTTGACATCGATGGTACGCTAACGGCGCAGAGCCCATCAAGGGCTCACCGCGACCCGCTGAGGCGGGTAGGTCGCGGGGTGCTAGTAGCTATTGGGATATCTCTGTTCTCACCCGCTTATGCGGTAGCACCAGTTGATGGAAAACATTATCTTTCAATTAAAGAATATGCAGCAATCTTGGTAGATGATAAAAGCCAGATGATATGTTTAAGTAAGCTTTATGGAAAAGAATCAGCCTGGCAATCAGATGCTGTTAATGGCTCTCATTATGGAATACCTCAGGGACGATCAGAGTACTTAAAGACAGCCACACCAGAGCAGCAGATTATGTGGGGCTTGAAGTACATCGATAACAGATACGGCTCACCTTGTAAAGCGTGGGAATTCTTTCAAAGGAATAATTACCATTAAGAAATCAGCATTAAGAAATGATGGATCAACAGCTCTATGGCGTAAGATCCGGCAGAGAGTATTGACTAGAGATCAGCACACTTGTCAGAGATGTGGATTAGAGGCTACCCACGTCGATCATATTGTTCCAAGGAAGTTAGGCGGTGATGATTCGATGGATAACCTTCAAGCATTATGCAAAAGATGTAATTTGAGTAAGGGGGGTGGTTTTTTTGAGAGCGATAGGACAC